CCTTTATTAATACCTCTCTTGGTGAGGTTTTTGAGGAGCAAGGGGAAACGATTGATGGCAATGAGTTATTAGCCAGACGGGAAGAATACCCAAAAGATATACCCGTTTCAGTTCGTACTATCGGCGCTGACATCCAAAAAGACCGGATTGAATTAAGCGTCTACGATTGGGCAGAAGATGAAGAGGCATACGCCTTTGACCACATTATTATCCCCGGTGATACAGCAACGTTAACACCGTGGAACGAGTTAGAAGAAGAGTTAAACCACCTCAACCCAAATGCGGTAGGCATTGACCACGGTTACAACAGCGGCATGGTGGATAAGTTTGTCGCAAACAAAAGATATTGCTATGCAGTAAAAGGTATTGCTGGCACTGGTCGAGACGTTATTGAAGATCAAAACAAGCGGCGACAACGACTAAGAAAGAAACGAAAAAAATCATCAGTAGTTGAACCTGTCGGGGTTGACCAGGCTAAAGCACTTTTATATAGCCGATTAAAAATAAAAATTCCCGGCCCTGGGTATATTCATTTCCCTAACACTATTTCATTTGACGAAGAATTTTTCAAACAGATAACAGCCGAAAAGTTAGTGACCAAATACAACAAAGGCCGACCATATCAAGAGTGGGTGCCCATGAGACCCAGAAACGAGGCGCTTGATTGCTACAACTATGCACTAGCAGCCTTGAGGTTAAGCCGACTTAACCCGGCTAAAGAATTACAGCGAAAACTAAAAGAACAAACCAAACCAAAAATTAAAAAGAAAGCAGCTAGAAATAATCAGTTTCAAGCTGGCGTGTCTTTATTGTAGGAAATCATATGGCATTTACCACCACACAATTAGAAAAACTGGAAGAAGCTATCGCCAGTGGTGCCGAGTCTGTACGCATTGGCGACAGGTCAATAACCTACCGTTCTGACATGCAGCAGCTAAGAAAAGAAATGCAGCAAGAATTAGGCGTTTCAACCACCAGAACGCAACGGGCGATTGTTTACCCGACCACAGGAAAAGGACTATAAATGCCTCTTGAAAAGCGCCGTTATGATGCGGCGAGTCAATCTAATCGGCTATCAGGCTGGACAACTTCTGCCAATGATGCCACCAGCGCGATTGACAGACCAGATGTTATCCGCAATCGAGCAAGGGATTTAGTTAGAAATAATCCTTGGGCGGCTAAAGGTGTTAATACAATTGTTAATAATACGATTGGCTATGGTATCCGTACTCAGTGGAAAGCTAAAAACAAAAAAGACACCAAGAAAATACAAGACCTTTGGAAACGATGGTCTGAAAGCAACGATTGTGATGCGACAGGATTAACCAATTTATTTGGCTTGCAGCAATTAGCTATGCGCTCATTAGTTGAGTCGGGCGAATGCTTGATCCGACTAAGACCAAGAAAGGTCAGTGACGGCTTATCGGTGCCCATGCAATTACAGGTTTTGGAACCTGATTATCTGGTAACGCATCTAGACGGTAAAGCCAAAAACGGCAATATGATTGACAACGGTATTGAGTACGACCTTCTAGGGCGGCGGGTGGCTTATCACTTATATAAATTCCATCCAGGCTCAAGCTCTCGCGCATTTAATCTTAAGGCTAACCAATACAGCCGAGTTTCAGCCGATGAAGTGGTGCATTTATTTAGACGTGATAGGCCAGGGCAAGAAAGAGGTGTTTCCTGGCTGGCCCCGGTGATTATCACCTTAAGAGAATTAGATATTTACGAGGATGCATATTTAAAGCGCCAACAAATCGCCAATATGCACGCCGGGTTTATTTATACCGACGATGATATTGACGAAGAAGAAGAGACTTATTCAGAAAGTGAGGGGGCAATTGCTCCAGGTTCACTTCATTTGATGCGGCCTAATCGCTCTATTGAATTTAACAATCCACCCCCGGCTGGAGATTATGGCCCTTACACAATGGATAGCCTTAGACGGGTAGCGTCTGCTTTGGGCATTACGTTTGAAGCATTAAGCGGTAATTTATCCGATGTTAATTTTTCATCAGCCCGGATTGGCTGGCAGGAAATGGGACGGAATATTTCAAGCTGGCAATGGAATTTATTTATTCCTTTGTTTTGCACTTCTGTATCGGATTGGTTTGCTCAGATAGCAGGCTTTCCAAATGCCAAAGCAGAATGGACACCTCCAGCTAGAACATTGGTTGACCCGACCAAAGAATTAACCGCGATTAAATCAGCAATCAGAGCAGGATTAAAAACCCCATCCGAAGCGATGCGAGAGCAAGGCTATGACCCAGAACACTTAATGAGAGAGTGGGCTGATGATGCATCTATGCTAGATAGCTTGGGACTGGTATTAGATTGCGACCCAAGGCAAGACCAAAACAAAGAGGTAGGCAACAATGCCAACAAAGCAAAATAAAGCAGAAATACCCGGCGTGCTACATACTCGCGCCGAATTTGTACCCACATCCGTCAGCGAAGAAAAGCGCACAGCCGAATTGATTTGGAGTACAGGCTCTCAAGTCAAACGCTATGACTATTGGAATGACGAGCATTATCTAGAAGAACTTTCTATGCAAAGTGAATCGGTCAATCTGGAGCGATTGAATAGTGGCGCTCCGGTATTGTCCGACCACAGAGGCACTATCAGCAATACTATTGGCGTTGTGGAAAGGGCATGGCTAGAAGGTGGCGAAGGGAAAGCAACGGTACGTTTTTCTGAGCGCGGCGATGCAGACGACATTTTTAAAGATGTAAAAAGCGGAATTTTACGCAATATCAGCGTGGGTTATAAGGTAGCAACCTACGATGTTGAAAGAACAGAAGGAAAGTTACCTATATACCGGGCCACTGATTGGGAGCCTATGGAATTATCCGTGGTAGCAATACCAGCAGACCCCGGCGCACAAGTAAGAAGCGCCAAAAATGAAAATACTATAACGGTAAAACTCAGAGGAGATACCACCATGACTGATACAGTCGAAAAGGAAACCGAAAAGGCACCAAAGGCTGAATCGGTTGTGAAAGAACCTGTCGAGAAGCGCGAGCAGATTGATAGTGAAGCGTTAATTCGCAAGGCACAAGAAGCAGAACGGAAACGTATTAGTGAAATCCGGGCCTTCGGGAAAATCAGCAAAGCGAAAGCCGACACGGTTCAGCGTTTTATTGATGATGGCACTGATTCTGCCGAAGCCAAAGAAAAAATGCTGGCCGATTGGTCAGGTATTGCAGATGAACAATCGAGTCGTGGTGACGTTTCGGCATCCGTCAGTATCGACGAATCCGAAAAGCGCAAAGATGCGGCGGTTAATGTCTTATTGGCCCATGCTGGCAAGCTCCCACAGGAAGAACGTTCAGCCGCTTTGCAAGGCAATCCTTTCAATGGCTTTAGTCTGTACGACTTCGCTAATGATTCAGCTCAGCGTGCAGGCGTGAAAACGGTCGGTATGTCGAGAATGGATGTGGTAGGCCGAGCCTTTACCCAAAGCACTAGTGATTTTCCCGTATTGCTTGAAAATGTTATGCACAAGTCATTAATGTCTTCTTATAACATTCAAGCCGATACCTGGAGACGTTTCTGTAAAACAGGTTCAGTCTCAGATTTCCGTGCATGGAAACGTCTAAAAACTGGCTCGCTGGGCAACTTAGACTCTTTGAGTGAGTTGGGCGAGTTCAAGAATAAGCAAATCCCTGATGGCGAAGCTGAATCAATACAGGCCGATACCAAGGGCAATCTAATCAATATTAGCCGCCAAGCCATTATTAATGATGACCTGGGCGCGTTCATTGGATTGACCACCGACTTAGGCCGCTCAGCAGCTCGTACTATCGAGGCGGCAGTATATGCCAAGTTGAACGCCAACCCTGCTATGGGCGACAGCACAGCGTTATTTCATGCTGACCACGGCAACTTGGCTGCTTCGGGCGCTGTACCATCAGTAACTACTATTGACGCAGCAGCAACAGCAATGGCTGAACAGATGGACATTTCAGGCAATGATTACCTTGACTTAGAGCCATCAATTGCCGTTGTGCATCGTTCGTTGAAAGGCAATTTCATTGAAGTGATTAATGCCGAATTTAATGATGACAGCCAGAAAAACCAGCGAAAGCCTAACCGAGTTCGTGGTTTAGTGGGCGATATCGTGGCGAGTTCCCGTATTGGCACTTCAACCAATTGGTATTTATTTGCCGACCCATCAATTGCCCCAGTTATCGAGGTGGTATTTTTGAACGGCAACGAATCCCCATTCCTTGAAGTTCAAGACGGTTTCACAGTTGACGGCGTACGCTATAAAGTGCGCTTAGATTTTGGCGTGGGTGTGGTTGATTATCGCGGCGCATATAAAAACGCTGGCGCTTAATTCTTAGGAGAATAGAACAAATGGCAACAAATATTTATAACAGCAATCACATGATTAGTGTGGATTGGACGAACGCAGGTTCAGCAATTTCGAGCGGTGATATCGTGGTAATGGGTTCTACTGGTGATGCCACTTTAGGCGTTGCCCTGGTAGATATCGCTAATGGTGCAAGCGGCAGCGTTGGGACTAATTGCGGGGTAACAGCAGCAAAAGTTTCGGCGGCGGTTTTTGCTGATGGTGAATCGTTAATCTGGGATAGTTCTGTGAGCAAGTTTGATGACAATCAAGCTACCGCAGCCAGTGGTGACGTTTCAGGCTCAACCCGCGCCGATGTCGCAGGGGCCAACACTGAAACCACTTGCAGCGTTTGGTTGACGGGGATCCCCGGCACCCTAACCGCTTAACTATAAGCAAATAAGCAAGGAGAAGGGCTTAACGGCCCTTTTTTTATGTCGAATATATTTGATATTGCAACCCAGACCATTCTAAACGTGGTGTCTACTCAATCAGATGGCCCCGCTATCTATTCTGATGGCACGAATAATTATCAGATAGATGCGGTGCTGGAAGAAGGTGTTGAGGATTTCACAAGCGAAATGAACAAAACTGAAAATTTCATGACCTTTGCGAAAAGAGAGACATCCAATGGGCACACAATCACATTAAATGGGCGAGTTTGGACGGTTTGTGATGACGACCCCAAAAGTGACGGGTTTATGATGATTGTGAGGGTTGAATGAGTCTTGAAAGTGATTTAAAGGCGCATCTTGAGATCAATGCACCGTCATTTTTGAGTTACGAATACACCAAATCTGCTGATACTTTTGATGATCCTGGAAGCAATGCCCCAGCATTATATTTTGAGGTTGATATAGGTGAGTCAGAAGAAAACACTTTGATGAATGGGATTTCTCAAAAAACCTATTTAACAATCGAGTTCACTCTGATTACGTCAGTAGCATCATATTTTGACTTATGTGATGAATTGAGTGCAGCAATGCTTGGTTATGTTCCAACTGGAATGATCGATGGTTGTGTGCGTATCGATTCAGAAAAAATCAACACAAAAAGCAATTACAAATATAGTTCTGTCTACTACCAAACAAATTATTACTTAAGAAAAGTTTAACAACACTCAAACAACCACAGAAACCCGCCACTGAGCGGGTTTTTTTATGCCTGGAGAAAAATCATGGCTAGAAAAGGCGGCACCTATACCAAGCCAGCACCCAAACCAACACCGAAACCTGAGAAGGAGAAATAACAATGGCTTTATACAGAAAAAGTGCTGTACTGGCTAAGATTGAATCAACATACGGCACCGACCCAGTACCAACGGGCGCAGATAACGCCATTTTAACTTCTGAGGTGAGTGCAACACCCATTCAAGGTAATCGCGTATCACGCAATATTGATAGCGCGAACCTGGGAAATAAGGGTGAGATTATCACCAGCAAATACAAGACGCTCTCGTTCAAGGTTGAATTGGCGGGTGCAGGTGCCGCAGCAGTAACGGCAGGAACCGCGCCAGGGTATGGTGTTTTATTGCGTATGTGTGGGTTTGCTGAAACGATAACAGCCACCACAGATACACAGTACGACCCGGTATCCGAAAATTTCGAGTCAGGCACTATCTATTTTTACCATGATGGCTCTTTGCACAAACTGACAGGCGCTAGAGGCTCGGTATCTTTCAGTGTGGATGCCCAAGGCATTCCGTACATGAATTATAACTTTACTGGTTTATACAATGCGGTTTCAGCAACAGCATTGCCAAGCACCACATTAACTGCATTCCAAACCCCATTACCCGTATCCAATACCAATACACCCACTTTCACCATCCACAGTTTTGCAGCCAAGGCCCAATCATTCAGCTTTGATATCGGAAACAACGTGATTCACAAGAATCTGATTGGTGACGAGTTTGTCAAAATTACCGACCGAAACCCCACAGGTTCATTCTCGATTGAGGAACCAGTGCGAGGCACCAAAGATTTTGAGGCGGCGGTCATTGCGGAAACCAAGGCAGCGGTTCAGGTAGTACACGGCACAGCGACCGGAAATATTATTCAGTTCGACGCTGATTATGTACAACTGACAGATACGCAACCCCAAGACAACGATGGTGTTTTATTTATCACCATGCCAGCCATCTACACGCACTCAGATGCGGGTGATGACGAATTTAAATTAACGGTGAAGTAATGAAATTAGCAAGTATTGACTCAATCAAAGACCGCGCAAAAGTTAAGGTTCCCGGTGATTACGGCAAAAAAACCACCGAAAACCTCGAATTGGAATGGAAAAAGTATTCCGTTGAAGAAGCCCGTGAAATGCTGGAAAGCATTAATGGCGGCGGTAACGAGGATGAGATTATTGCTGATGCCTTAATCAATATCGTCAATTTAACCGACGATGCAGGGCAGAAAATACCCTTTACAACCGAATTGCTAGAGCAGGCCATGAATATTGATTATATCCGCAAGGCGATAATTGAGTCATTTATGACTGTCCAGTTTGGCCGCGAGGTACTAAAGCAAAAAAACTAACCGAAGCCGGTAGGCTGTGGGTATCTGAAACGTCAAGCAAAAATGAAGCTTTAGATGCCTTCAACATATCGGCAGAAGTTGAAAACGAGCCAGAATTTGAACTTTGGCCCGAAAACCAAGAAGCATACGAAATCTTTTTATTGTGCTCTACCCAGTGGCGATTAATCCCTATGGGTGGAATGCAAGGACTCGATTACACGGCAGTTCAATCCGTCCTAAGTATGCTGGAAACGCCCAACCCTGGGCAGATTTTTAAAGACTTAAGATTTATTGAAATGGGCGCTTTAAACGAGATGAAAAATGGCAAGTAAGAATTTTAAAGCTGGGATTATTATTACAGGTGATGCAAAAGGCGGCATCAAAGCCATTGAAGCTACCGAAAAGCAGCTTGACGGCTTAAATAAATCCACTAAAAAATCTATCTCGTCTTTTAAAGATATTGAGAAATCAGTATTTTCAATGAAGGGTGCCCTCGTTGGGTTGACGAGTGTTTTAGCGGGAGGCTTGTTTACTGGCAAAGTCATTGCTAATACAATCGCCCAAGAAAACGCCATAAGACAGCTAGAGCAGCGCCTAATCAGCACTAAAGGAGCTGTAGGTATCGCTTCCAGCGAACTTCAAAAATTCGCTGCATCTATGCAGAATGTTACTACTTACGGTGATGAAGCCATCCTTGCCATGCAGGGGGTTTTGTTAACATTTACGAATATTAAGGGTCAAGCATTTGAACAAACCACAGAAGCCGTTTTAAACCTCTCGACCGCAATGGGCACCGATTTAAAATCTAGTGCTGTCCAATTGGGCAAAGCATTAAACGCCCCCTCACAAAACCTATCAGCACTTACCCGGTCAGGCATTCAATTCACCGATGCTCAAAAAGACTTAATTAAATCGTTAGAAAAAACAGGTCAGCTAGAAAAAGCACAGGCCGTTATTTTAGCTGAATTGGAAACGCAATTCGGCGGTGCAGCGAAGGCGGCAAGAGATACGCTAGGGGGATCGTTAAAATCCCTGTCAAACGCCTGGAACGACCTTTTTGAAAATGCCGATGCTTCAAGAGAAATGACGGCATCAATTGAAGTCCTGACCAAAAAATTAGGATCCCCTCAGACTCAAGCCGCTTTCAAAACTTTCACGGCTGGCATTTTTGATATTTTAAATGGGTTTGCTGATGTAGTTACTTTTGGTAATCAAGTCATCCATATGACAAATGAGATTAGCAAGTCATTTTTAGGAATTGGAGAATTAGCCTTAGCACAAAAAAGAAACGAATTATTCCAAGCCACTGAAAAATTATTTGAACTAGAAAAAGAACGAGATGATCATAACGCCAAAACCGGACTTTCCAAAATGTTCGCTGGAAATCCTGAGTTTGAAGGCCAAATAAAAGCCCAAGAAATGCTAATTGACAGACTCAAAAAGAAAGTTGAAGTCCTGAAAATGGACGAAAATTTAATGGGCAAGGCAGTCAAAACAACAGACAAGCTCACAAGGTCAAACCTAAAACATATTCCAACACAAAACACCTTGATTACCACAATAAAAGATTCTTCTGTTGAAATGGATGATATGGATAGAGCTTTAGATTTGGTGATAAATCAGTTTGATGCACTAGATAAGGCAGAAGCCAGGGCAATTGCAGGGCTTGAGCCGCTACCTAAAAAACTGAAAGATGTGGCAAAAGAAAACAAAACCACCACACAAAACATAGAATCCGACTGGGACAGACTGAACGACAATATTCAGTCAGAGTTTATTGATACGTTTACCGACATGCTGACCGGGGCAGAAGTTAACTTCAAGGATTTTGCCAAATCCATATTAAAAATGTGGATCAATACCACCATGAATATGGCGTTTAATCCTCAAATGTCAGCAAGTAATAGTTTAGTTGCAGGCGCAGGACAAGCACCAGGAACGAGCTTTAATCCATTAAGTACAGCCAACACTGCGTACAATGCTGTTAGTGGAGGAGCAAGTGCAGCACTTAATGCGACCGGCTACCTTACAGGCATAGGTAGTGCAACAGGCAGTTATTCAGCCGCAGCAATGTCAAACTTTGCAATTGGCAACACAGCAGCACAGGCGGCAGCCTCTAGCACTGTTGGTGGACTGACTGGAGGCGCTGGAGCAAGCGGGTTTATGAGTGCTGTTGGCGCTGTTGCACCTTGGGCTTTAGCAGCTTTAGCCCTTGGCTCAGCATTCGGCCTATTCGATGACGAAGCACTACCTACAGAATTTAGAATTAGCTCAAACGGTCAAGGTGATGCCGACAGCATTAAAAAATATTTAAGCTACGGCGGTGCCAGAGCTGGCGCATCAAGTGGCTTTGGTGATATTGCCGCAGGCGTTAGCCATATTGGTGACGAAGGTCAAATGTCAGAGCAGGAAGCCGCACAATTTATGGCTGAAATGCAGACTAAAATGAATGCTCTAGCGGTACTGGATGAAACCATAATTACCGCACTAGATTTATCAGAATCCAACATTGACGCAATCAAGGCGGCAATCGACGGGCGCTCAGACAGCGAGAATTCAGGCGATTTACAGGCATTTCTAAAAGACCGCTATAGTTCTATCTCAGATGTCATTGGCGGCGAATTTGACCAAGTTTTTGACTTGTTTGATGACCTGGGAGAAACCTTTAATCAATCCACGGTTGCGGCCTTGGCTTATGCAACAGCAAGTGACGAAATCAAAGCTTTGTACGAGGATTTATACAATTCTGGACACAGAAGCTCTGAGTCAATTATAGGCTTATCCACTAATTTATTAACCGTCAATTCTCTATTTGAGTCTATAGGCGGCACCACGCTTGAATTAAGTTCTACGGCTGCACATATGGCTGATAATCTTGTTAAAGCGGCGGGCGGTATGGATGCATTGATTCAAAGCCTGGATTATTACTACCAAAACTTTTTAACAAAAGATGAACGCAGCGACTTAACGCTTCAAAGCTCGATTAATACAAAAGACAGTATTAACGCCAAATATGGTTTAGATATTCAAACTAAGGGTGACTTCACCGATTTTGTAAATGATTTGAATCAAAACGGTGGCATTGCGTCGCTGCAACCAGAAGAACTAAGCGATTTAACTGCATTAATGGTCGCACTTAATGAAGGCTGGGCAGCATGGGATGATTTAACCAAGATAACAAATACTTCAAAAACAACTAAAGACATCGAAGAAATCACAGAGGTTATCCCTAATTTCTCTGATGAAATCAGCAATCTTGTTTCCAGTTTTCAAAACGCTATCAACGGCATTAAATCGCTACGCCAAAATATCCAAAACAGCATTCATGGCTTTGCAGGCACCACAACCTCTATTGATGATTTAAGAGGCGGTTTAACAGGCGGTGTTGATGATATTGCCATCTACGACCAAATACGCCAGGCAATCGTCAATAAATACAATGCTGAAATCCAGGGCATTCAGAGCGCACAACAAGAAGCGGAAATGCTGTTTAACTCATTTAGTGAAATTTCTGACTTTACCAAGAGTTTGCAATTGTCCGACTTGTCACCATTGACCAATTCACAGCGACTAAGCGAATCTAAAAACCAGTATGGGCAAATTCTCTTGCAGGCGCAGGCTGGCGATACTACTGCGCTGAGCCAGCTATCAGGCGCTTCTCAGTCCTACCTGGAAGAAGCTAGAACTTATTATGCCTCCAGTGACGAATATTTAGCCATATGGAACTCGGTTAATGATGAGCTGGGCTTAATTACGAACGGCAAAACAGATTATACAGACTGGGAACGCACCCAAGAAGATTTAGACAATCAATTAATCGATATTCAGCAAAGTGCCGTTAGTGAACTGCAATCTTTGGATTATGAAGTCATTAACTTACAAACCATCATATCTACTGGCTTTAACTCCATGCTGGCAGCTTATGGCGTATCGGGTACAACCATTAATCAGGACACCAGCCCCGTTGGATATGATCCGATTAATGCAGCATATAATGATGTGTTAGGCAGACCTCCGGGTGAGGCAGGTTATGACTATTGGGCCAGTACGGGTTTATCCGGTTCTGATTTAGTCGATGCGATAACAAAAGCTGCAATTGCTAACGGTGAACTTAAGACAGAGGTCAGAGCATTAAAGACGGAAGTAACTAGCCTAAGAACTGAGCAGGCACAGCAAACAGACGCTATCATCTCGACAAATTATGATGCCAATAGTCAAAATGCTGAAACGATAATTGACGGCAACACAGCCAGAAAAGTGGTGGTTAAATGACCGCTTATACTGATTTTTTAGCCGACCAGCAATCAGTCCATTGTATTTTGGTGGAAGTGGTAGCGGATATTTCAGGTGTTGATACTACCCTGTATTTATCCAATCGTGGCTATGTGACCAGCCCCACAGACACCCCAGCTAATCAATATTATCAGCCGCTATTGTCGGGTGATATTGTTTTTAGTGAATCAATCACTATCGATAATAACCCTAATATTTCTTTTAGTGATATTGGGATTGAAAACGCTGACGGCGGTCAAGATGCTTATCTAGATTACATATGGGCATCCAAAGATATCACTATTTATCACGGCGATATCCGCTGGGACAGAACCGAATTTCAGCAAGTTTTTAAAGGCAAGCTAGATAATATTGACTCCAAAAACAATCAAACATTAATTTTAAAAGTTAGAGACAAATTAGAGGGTTTAAATAAACCTCTGTCTGATACCAAGTTAGGCGGCAGCACAGAAAATGCCGATAGCTTGATACCCTCTGTTTTTGGCGAGGTCTGCAATATCACCCCATTATTAACCAACCCATCCACTCACGAATATCAAGTCAACCTCAATGCAATCGAGGACATCATTGAACCTCGTGATTTTGGCTATCCCATCTCGCTCACTAAAAATGTCGCTAACGGAAAATTTACTTTAAATAGCCAACCAGCGGGCGTTATTACTTGCAGTGTTCAGGGCGAAAAAGACAGCACTTACAATTTAACTATCGCCAGCATTATCAAGCATATCTGTAAGTCTTATGGGGGCTGGGTAGATGCCGATTTTGATAGCAGTTTCACTGCATTTGATGCGGCCAATACACAGCCAGTCGGATATTACACTGATAGTCGAGATAATATTTTAAACATTATTCAGTTTCTAGCGTCAAGCTTGGGCACACAGATAATCGCAACCCGCGACGATACCATTAAACTCATTCAAATAGACTTTCCAGTTACCTCAACTCGCACAATTACAGAATCAGACATTATCCAAAACAGCCTGAGCCTCGTTGAAATGCCGCCGGTTAAGGCAGCAGTAAAGCTGGGTTATTGCAAGAATTACACCATACAACAGGATTTACAGACGGGAATCCCCGAGAAACACAAAGATTTATTCGCCAAGGAGTGGATGACTACTACGCAGTTAGATGCGACAGTTGCCAGCAATTACAGTTTAAATACTGAACCAGACTTGACTGAAACTGCGTTACAGGTCAAAACCGATGCAGAAGCCGAAGCTACACGCCAATTATCAATATGGAAAGAGCAGCGAAAAATATTTCAATTTACAGGCTGGGCCAGATTGCTAGATTTAACTTTAGGCCAGGAAATAACATTAATAAATGACACTTATAGTCTCAGCGACGATGGGATTATTGTCAGCCTGAGCGTTAATTATTCCAAACAGCAAGTAACGGTCGAGGTGTTAATCTAATGGCCGCAATTGTTAACCATATTGATACAATTTTACAGGCCGAAGGGCGCGGCAGCTTACCTACAATTGACTGGACAGAATTGACTGATAACTCAGGCACCATGCCAGATAACAACGCCACCAACGGCGCAACGGTCGGTATTAACCTTGACGGCACTTTCTCAGCTGCAAACGTCTTGGCTTTTTTCGCGGGGAATACCTTTACCACCAGCACAGTACCCACGCTATTTGCCACAGCCGCTATAGGCGAGGCATACATAGGCAATCTATCAGCCAATAAAATCACCAGCGGCACAATTTCGGCATCGACGATAGATGTATCAAAAACAATAACCTCAAATGGCAGCTATGTTGGAACATACGCCGGAAACTTCACTAATACAGGTAGCGGCGGATACGCATTAAAAGCTTCGGGTTTAGCTTTAGGTGTGAATGTAATAGTTACCAACGGCACTGGAGTAAAAATAAGGCAATCGGGAACGGCCAGTAACACCGGGCTGGATATCGATCTATCTGGCAGCACCACATCCAGCGGAATAGTATCTCGCATTAATTCGGCGGGTGGCATATATGCTGGATATTTTGCAGGTAGCGGTGATGCGTATCTATCAAGAAACGGGGTTGCTGGGCAATTTGACACCTCATCAAACACAACCGCGATAGTTGCCACTTGCAGTAATGGGAGTTCTCTGTCACACGCAATTCGCGGAAGGAACTCAAGTGATGGCACGGCTGGATTGGTGGGTTCGTCGGCAGGCTATGACTTTTATGCCGAAGGCTCTGCAAGTGATTATGGGCCGTTTACTGGAGCACATGACGCACTAATGAATGTCGGCGAAAACACAACAATAGGCGACATTGTTATAGACAATAAATGCATTCATAAGAAAGGGATCAGCAATACTATCTTTGAGGTTGCACAGTCAATCAAGCCGAACCAAAAAGCCGCAGTTGGAATAATCGCACATAATCGCGGCTTACTGAATGATTGCTCTGTCCCTGCCGCATTTAATGATGGCTTTTATGAAGAAGAGAAAGCAGGCAAGAAAAAATATAAAAAACAAAAAATACTTAAAAATATAAAGCTAGATCAAATTAAAAGTAAATATAACAGAATAATCATAAATGCACTTGGCGAGGGTCAAATTAATGTGTGTGGTGAAAATGGTGATTTGGAAGCGGGGGATTTAATTGTAACCTCATCCATTCCCGGTAAAGGGATGAAACAAGCCGATGATATTGTTCGTGGATATACCGTGGCTAAATGTCGTGAAAACGCTCAATTTAAAAGCAAAAGCGAAGTCAAAATGGTGGCTTGCATTTATTTATGTGGTTAAAAAATGATTAGAATTGTAAATGATAATATTGCTCAAGATGCCACCCTGGAGGATGCTGCAACAGAAGCATTGCCCGTCGAGAATATGCAGACTGATATCAAGTCTGAAATCTGGCGTAGTGCAGCCAAAACCGCCACAATTACAGCAACATGGTCAAGTTCTCAGTTTATTTCGCTGATTGCCTTCCCTTTTTGTAATTTTACTTCAACAGCCACCATGCAAATTAAGCTCTATACATTGACAGCTGACACAACAGCAGTCTATGACAGCGGCGCGGTGGCCTGTTGTCCTTACGTGCCATTTGAAGATTTTGACTGGGGTGCTGCACCTTTGGGAGTAAATGCTTTTAGTTATGGCGGAGGCGCTTATGCTAGAGTCTGGACTGATATCACAGCCTGCCAAAAAGCCGAGATTATTATCATAGATAACGACAATGCAAACTCATATCTTGAGGCTGGTATTCTGGTGGCTGGCCTGCATTGGGAACCCGATTATAACTTTAGTTATGGCGCAGGAATGCAAGTCAAAGACAGCAGTGCCAGCAAACGCAATGACGCTGGAGATAATATCAGCAGTCGCGGAACACGACATAAATCCGTCACTTTTAACTTAAAAAACCTTGAGCCAGCAGACAGAAATAAACTAATGGATTTGCTCAAGAAAAACGGCAAACCTAAACCATGCTTTATGTCGCTATACCCCGAAGATTCAGACACAACCCTAGAGCAAGACAATCAGCTCTATGGGAAATTGACGAACACCAATCCAGTTAATCGCCCTTATCTCAATAGCTACACCTCGTCAGTGACGATAGAGGAAATATAAATGTCAACATTCTACCCACGCCAAACTGACTACATTGAAAAACTCAACGAGTTAGACACAGGTGTTACAGGTTCAGCTAGCGCAGCAGCAGCTAGCGCAGCAGCAGCACTGGTGAGTGAAACCAATGCCGAGACAGCAGAGAATAACGCCGCTGTCTCAGCGGCAGAGTCTACAGCATCGGCTGAGACAGCAGCATTATTCGCCGACCAAGCAGCCGCAGCCGCCAACTACCAGGGGGTGTGGAGTGCAGGAACCTATACGCTAGGGGAGAGTGTCACCCACAATAGTGATTTTTGGATTGCAGATGCAACCACGACAGATGAGCCTTTACAAGGGTCGGATTGGTCACGTCTTCCAAGCTTCGAGTTCTTGAAAGCATTAAATAAAGAAATTAACGCTAATACAACCGTAGCTACATTTATCTATATTCCAGCTATTATGGATCACGACGGTGGAGCCTGGACTACGCAGAGCAGACATACTTCTTGGTACAACGAAGACTTAAATACCGCTACTCGTGGTGCCACTCGTGATTTTCCTCCGGTTGCTTTGATTGTTGCCGAGGCTGATACGGTCACTATTTATGATGCTACTGATAGTTCGCTGCCCATGTGGATGGTGTTTAATAACGTAGGAGGCTCATTAGGTACAGGTGGATTGATTTATGCTGCTACGGTTGTTTCAAATTTTAATATAGGAGCCGTATCTACAAAAGGTGGAAGAATTTATTTTAACAATATAGGTCTAACAGAAGTTGATTTTGTTAATAATACGGCAAATGCTTATACAGCCGTGACAGACTCAAGCAATCAACGAAAATCTACAAAAGGATTAGCTGATAGAAATACGGCAGGATTCTGGACATTAGATACTTCGGCTGTAGATATTACCAATAGTAGTGTTAATGCAACCGCAATCACCCAAGACGACTCAGGTAACAACATAGTATATGTCGGCTCTGACGGTGGACTAGACCGCATTGACACGAGTGATGGGAGTGTTAGTAGTTGGACAGATAACGCTGGTTCCAACATAAACGTTCAGAAGGTTTCCATACTTGATGAATATGTATACTGGTCGGTTGATACAGATAGTACTAACGACTTTATTCTTACTCAACTTGTGGATCAAGACCTAACCGATACCTCCGCTTCTAATTGGGATAGGTATACAGGTGTGATAGTAGACTCCTGGGCGTCTGACCTGAACCCCATTCATTATGGAAGTACACTATCTATTATTCAAGCCATCAGTCACAACGCCTTCGCCACCAACCGCTCCCTCACCCAAATCATCCCCAACCCTAGTTCCTGGGGTCACGGCTTACTCAATACGACTACTGATACTTGGCAATCTGGCTGGCAGTATGGCGATATTCACATCTGTTTAGTTTCTGATGCGTCAAATTCAATTGCAGATGTCAGTTATAACAATATTACACCATCCGGTACAGTCACAACTCAGGCTGTTGCTACAGGAGCCGAAACCCAGTCTTTCACTGGTTCAGGGAATATAACAGCCACTTTAGATAGCGATGTTTCTGCTACAGGGTCGATTTATTGGTGGGAAAAGGTGTCAGGTGTTTGGGAGCTGCACATCAATGATTTAACTGGAGGCACAGACTATGTAAACAATGTAGCAGGTACAGTCTCTACTAACGTCACACTTGCTGGAACAGCATTAACAATATTGACTGGTGTCGAAGTTGATAAGGTTAGGGTATCTGATGGGGTCATGTCCGAAGAACAACGAACCATACTATACCAAACGGCAAGACATGCTTTCCAAGAGGGTGCGCAGTTTTCAACGAGTGCACTGGATATAACGGCTATTGACTATAACGAAACAACACAGGAACTAATTGAACAAACCGCGTCTGGCTGGACTAAGCGTGGGAATAATCAATTAGTGGTACATGAATCGGGTGCTGATAGCGGGACAGTTATCAGTTATGAAGATGATTATTTAATAAGGGGTAGCCAATGAGTTCCAATGTAGAAATTTTAGAAAAAAAACTCAGGGAGCTATTGGCTCAAATTCAAAAACCCAAATATGCTAAAAAATTAGTTCCCACTTTTGCTATTGGTGATGGCTCTGGAACTGATTTTGCAGTGCCGATAAACCATGAGCCGTTCCAGGTTTTTGATGCGGGAGCGTTGCAAAAAGAAGGCTCTGGTGATGAGTTTCAAGTTTTGGATAACGGCACAAATAAGACAATTTCTTTTAATGTCGCACCTACAAATTTAAATGATGTGACAATTTATAGCTATGTGAGGATTAGATAATGATATTAACTAATCAACAAATTGATAAACGAGTTGTTAGATTAATTCGCCAGCAATATTCTCTCGATGCAGAGCAAAAGTTATCCCGTATTAGTCATGGTGCAGCAATGAGGACTTATGAGTTGTCAACGGATGAAATGGCTGAAATAGCCGACTATCAAGCCCATGTTGAGGCATGTCGAGACCTAGGCAGGCAAATGGTGATTGATTCAGCCAATGAGGCAAAGCAACAAGCGTATGACAGAGCGGTAGCAAGGCTCAGAAAAGTAATTCTTGAAGAAGGACGTAAAGAGCAGAAAATCCCCCCGGTGTACAAAGAAGGGTACGGTGATTTGCCGGAAGACGAAAGGCCAATATTAGAAGAAGGTTACACGATCAAGTTTGTAGAGCCTGTTGAACCACTAATGATTGAGCAGGTTATTTATGATGATGAAGGTAATCAAACCGGAGTGACAGAGATTGTAAATCCGATAATTCAGAGCGATAGAAACGAAAGAGCAGCAGCTCAGATAATTGTGGATACAGGATTATGAAATATCTAATTTTATTGCTTTGTTTAATGACTGCAACCGTAACCGCTAATGAACGATGGTATCAAGACACTAATCGCCGTGTCGCTGGTGGATTGCCCCATGATTTTTATTCCCGAATGAGTAATCCTGATTTTAAAAACATAATCTGCAAAGCTGATGTTTATTATTTTCGTTTGTCATCCGTCAAAAAAGTAAAAGACAAAGCATTAAGGCAACTGGCGGGGATTTTAAAATCCTGCAATGTAAAAACCGCGTTAGATGACGGCACAGTGGCTTGGGCGCATGGGCGACAGAAAAAACCACAATTCAAAGTTTCAATCAAGACAATCAAGAGATTAAGGCGGTTAGGGTTTGATGTGCAATATATCGGTATGCAATCCGTATTGTCAAAGCCCAGTAAAAAATTTCCCCAGTATAAAAACTTTAAAAACATGCTTCCCAGGTATCTAGATATTTTGAGTTATTACCAAAAAGTAGGTAAAAAATTCCCTCATATCAAAATAGGGTTAATCGACGCACTGCCAGCCAAACTGCCAGATTTATTAGTGCGGCAAAACTATAAAACGGTCGTGAATGAACTTAAGCGGCGGGGATTTAAGTTGTCATTTATTCACCTGGATTTACCTGTCAGCTACCCAAGAAAGCGTATTCGCGGCAACTCATGGTCATCAATCGCAGCCTTAAGCAAATACATTCAAAACGATTTAAAAACTAAATTTGGGGTGTTTTTAGTCTCTAATCTGGGCGGCAAAAAAAGTGGCCAGCAAGCCACAAAAAATGTGCGTCACGGTCTGCAAAATCTGCTTAGGGCAGGTGTAAGAGCTGATAGCTATATATCCTCAAGCTGGTACAAATACCCTCAGTTTTCAATGCCTGTCATAAACAATACCTCGCTTGGACGATTTAATCAGATTGATATTTTGCTCAACAGGTGGGGTATAAAATGAAACACATACTACTAGCACTAACTATGATTTTTCTTTTGTATTTGCTAACTGGATGCAGTATCAACGATATCCGTGACCAGCGAGCACAAAAAGGCTGCTATGTCCTGGGTGAGCAATTAAACGGCATGTACTTAAATGCCTCAGCCATGAAAAAAGCGTGCTGGTGTAGCAAGGATTTGCCGGAAGGATTTAAGTATAAGCACGATGATGGGCAGACGGCCTGCGAGGTGGGACAGTAATGAATGCTTATGAAAATGCTTTCGTGCATGATGTAAAAATACCCGACCATTACCCCAGAGGATTGCCCAGCCTAACGCCATTGCCCGATGGGAAAAATTGGCTAGTAAATAAAGACTGCTCTATCGACTTATCTTTATATGGTTATGGAGTTATCACGGTCGAAAAAGACACGATTATCAATTTCGCCTCAATCCCTTGGTGGGCAAAATGGCTATATCAGCCAGCCACCGGAAAGCATAGATATGGTTCAATCTGGCATGACTATTTATATGGTAAAAAACTATTCTCACGCAAAGAAACCGACGAAATCTATAAGTTGATTATGGAGCTAGACGGTTTCAGGCAAACGGGCGTAGAGGTCATGTATAACGCAGTTCGGCTTGGCGGCTGGGTAGCTTGGAATAAAGGAAAATAACATGCCCGAAAACAATAAAGAGTCAACTTGGGAGCGAAGACTTAACACTATAACATCAAGTATAGCTGTAGCGCTTTTAGTATGGGGAGCCTCCAAGCTTGAAGTGCAGGGTGAAAAGCAAATTGAAATGTCTGGAGAAATAAAGCTGCTGACATATCAGGTTAAAGATTTAAAAGCGTCATTTAGCAATGTCATATCAGACAGATATACAGCCAAGGATGCAGAAAGAGATAGGCTTGCTATGCAGAAAGAGATAGGCTTGCTATGCAGGAAAGGATGACAAGCTTTGACAGGCGTATATCGAATCTAGAGGAATTGAAACAACGAACACAGACGCAATTGCAATTGTAAGCGACTTTGACACCGATGAAATTGAAATTTTACTAGAACTACAGGATTTAGATAATGATAACAGTCTATACAGAGCGCCAATTACCGAATAATAAGGTTAGACGGCGCTATCAAGTGACACTGACTGACTTGCAAGGCAACGAGCATACGCAGATTGTAGGCATGTTTAATCACGATGCCAGCGATGACGGCGCACAAGTAGAAGCGGATTTATTAGCATCTAAGCAACAATCTGAAATTTCCGAATATAAAGAATCAATCAGAGCGGGCGTTAACCCGTTTACAAAAGATTCACTTTGGAATACAAGAGTAGAATTATTGAAATCCATTTTAGATGATGCTTTGTCCTTGCCTGCTACAGACCCGATTGTTTATAACGGCCTGCCTTATTTGGATTTGGTGACAGATTTGGAATTAATGGCAATCTATTCAAAGCCTCAATCATGGGTGGATGATGTTAGAGCTAAGGCTTTGACTTTGTTGAGCAGTAAGGTGGGACTTGATAGTTACGTGCCAGTGATAGGAGGGGTATAATGGCTATATATTATGTAGATAACACTGCCACAGGTGCAGCTAATGGCGCAAGTTGGACAGATGCCTACACTACGCTTGGCGCAGCGGTAAGCGCGGTTGCAGCAGACAATACTATCTATGTTTCTCATACCCATACAGAACAACCAAATGTAAACACAACCTATGCTTTCGCTAATGGCATAGATGTATTTTCTGTTAATAAATCTGATGATTCTTATGCGGTAGGTGCTCAGATTGATAATGACGCAGGTGATTATGATATTACATTTTCAGGCTATGGGTTTAAAATATTAGGCATGTCTTTTTATATAGGAGATGATTTTCTTCAAGGTGCTAATGCTCTATCCGTATATGTAGACTGTAATTTTTATTCAAACAATGTTACCCCTGTTTTTCAAATTTCGGGTGCAGACTTAAGCGCTGAATTTAAAAGTTGCGTTATTGACTTTAGTTCGGCAACTACTACGTCAGGGGCGCTACAAGTAGATGCTAACCATTTGGCCTTTGATAATTCCACAATTATTACGCCAACACAAAAGTTGATTAGGGGTAATAATGGCTTAACTTCTAATATCACCTTCAGCAACTGTGATCTTTCCGGCTGCACTGCTGCACAAACACTAGTTGATAACGGGCCTGACGGCTCAAAGTTTTATACGTTTGACCGATGCAAACTACCACCAAATATCACAGGGTTGCTCGACAGTGCGCCAGTTAATAACGAATACATAAAGGTGAAAATAAACTCTTGTACGCGGCCTGATTTTGCTGGAGCTACAGATGATGACAATGCTTATTGGTATTTTCATACACTTGACGATCTAAAAGGTGAAGTTTCGCCAGATAAAATAACCTATCTGAGTGCTACCTATGATGGATCAACAGGCTTTTCTACTTTGCTTGAGGGCACAAATTGTTCAGTATCTAATCCATTAAGGCACAAGCTCATAGAATTACCAGCACAAGATTTAACCTCCAACAAAACTTACACGGCACAATTTACCAGTAACGCCGCTCTAGATAGCGCGGGTTTCTGGCTTGAGATAGTCAGGCCCGATGCAACAGATATGGTGCTTGGTGTAACAAGTTCTACCAACACAACTAGAGCTACAAATATACTCTCTACAACCGAAACAGATTACACCGACGATACAGGCAATACAGCGGGATGGGCAAGCCCTAAAACTTATATCTACAGTGATTCGATAACTGTTTCAGGCATGACGGGCGTAGATAACGGCACAGTGGAAATCTATGTAAGTTTAGCCCTGCCAAGTGTTGATGTATTCGTTGACCCCGCGGTGGTCATCACATGAAGCTGAGGTTAACATCAAGTGGTCTAGTTGATGCTGACTTTAGCGGTCAACGATTAACCAGTGCTGGAGTAATTGAGGGTAGTGCGGGTGTGGGTGGTGTTGGTGGTACAGGTTCACCACAGGCCGACACAGCAACCACAAGTGGTACGGCAACTAGAATTATCACCGGAACAGCAAGCCCACAAGCTGAATCAGCCACAACAGTAGGTAGCGGAACAGTCGGCAGTGCGACAACTGGCACAGCGACAACACAAGCTGATACAGCAACGACTACAGCAACCGGAATACGAAAAATCACGGGTAGCGGTAGTCCGCAAGCATCGACAGCAACCAGTAATGCAACTGGGTTAAGGTTAGTTGGTGGTACAGCAACCACTCAAGCAGACACGGCCACAACGACAGCAACGGGCAATCGTACAGTAACCGGTTCAGCAAGTCCACAGGCCGATACTGCGACTAGTACGGGTATGGGAGTCGTAGGTAATGTCATTGTGGGAAGTGGAGCGCCACAGGCTGATACAGCAACGGCAAACGGTACAGGCTTAAGATTAATTAAAGGTGCTGGCTCACCTCAAGCCGACACTGCGACATCAACCGGAAACGGGACTAAAACCAGCGCTATAACAGGTTCAGGCAGTCCACAAGCCCAAACAGCCACGACTAATGCCGCAGGGCTAAGAGTAATTACAGGCAGTGCAGCAGTCCAGGCCGATACCGCAACAGCAGTAGGCACATCAGCAGAACTACCCGTCATTAGCCCTAACAAGATTTATTCGCTGCAAGCACAAAATAAAATTTATTCACTCCAGGCACAGGATAAGGTGTATAAAATCGCATGAACATTAAAGCAACACCTCAAAAATTCAAAGGTTTTGCCCTAATTCGAGATAAAAACGGCAATCCCAAAATTGACGATTACAAAAATTGTCCCGATGAAATTAAACAGCAATTAACGAAAACAGAAAGAGAGGAATTTGAAAAATGTCTTTAACTCACACAACAGCAGTAAGAAATGGATTAGCAGATTATGTGGTTGACCAGTTAAACTCGGGCAATCTGGTCATTATGACCAGCGGTGATGTTGAAGTTGCCACTTTACCGCTCAATGCCACCGCCTTTGGCGCAGCAGCCAGCGGCACAGCAACAGCTAATGCTATTACCGATGATTCAAGCGCTACGGGCGGCACAGCGGCTAAATTTAAAATGGAAACTTCGGGCGCGACAGAAATCTTTAATGGTACGGTTGGCACTTCTGGTGCTGATTTAAATCTGTCTAGCTTGTCTATTGCGGCAACGGATACCGTCAGTGTGACATCGTTTACTTATTCAGCGAGTGCCTAATGAATAATCAGTCATACAATGCGCCAGATGGGGCTTACTGGCCTGATGTCTATGCGGGTGTGGATGAATATTTTGGTGTTGACTGTTCGACTTGGTTAACGAACGAGAACGACACATTGACCAGTGTTGAATGGACTTTACCATCAGGCGTGACCAGTTCAGACGAGTACGAGGATGGCAATACAGCATTAATTAAGTTAAATGCTAGCAGTGCCGGGACTTATACAATTAAATTTAAGTTAAATAGTTCTGAATCTGGTCGCACTCAAATCCACATGCATGAAATCAAGCTGAAAGTATTATGATACAAATCAAACAAGGCGCAGATGTAAGAAATTTGCGCCGGGAAGTCTGGGAAGCAGTTTATCTTTTTAATGAGATTATGGCTGAGTATGGATTAAATGCCGTTATTACCAGCGGTAATGATTCAAAGCACGGCAGAAAATCCTTACATTATTTAGATTATGCCGTTGACTTGAGAACGCGAGATATTAAAACTCAAGTCGAAAAAGTTGAAATTACGCAAAAATTCAGGGCGTGTTTGGGCGAGCGATATGACGTATTGCTAGAGCATAATCACATTCATGCTGAATTTGACCCTCGCGGCGTTATTCACGCAGGGCGTTAATCACACCAACCTCGCCTTGTCCCGCCGTGATATTCATAACCTAAATTATTTTCAATCAATGCTCTGGTTAATGATTTTTCATCAACGTATACGTCTGCTATCACTCTAAAATATTTTCCTCGCTGTAAATTCCGCAGCTTGACCACTTTGCCGCCTCGCAGCATATCGACCGTAAATTGCTTAGCTTGTCTGGCCAGGACTTTCTCTTGAGGACATTTAGCCCTCATTTCTGGTGTATCAACGCCATTAACTCGTATTCCGATTCGATAACCGACGATATCAGGCCATGAATTGACATTAACTGTGAAGCTATCGCCATCATATATGTTGACCACTTCCGAGACGATGACATCATTGTACTCTTGAGCACTCAGCAGAGCAGGGAAGAGTAGTAGTATTAACAGCCTCATAACAACCACCAGATAAATGATTTAACAAAAACAATAGCGGCCCAGCAAAATAAAATCGGATAGCCAAATATCATTATTAATGCGCTTAAAAATTTAGTGTCGTTCATTTGCTCACCAGTTCAGGGTTTTCAATTAGTCGCACAAACTCACCTCTCTGTGATAATTAATACATTTGAATTCCAAGTCCTGCAATAGTTGCCATTATTGCCGCAACTTTCTTGCTGGATTTCTTTTTTCGGACTTTCTCAGGTTTCAACTTTTTACTTTCGAGATAGGCTTTATTGTGCCTCTCTGCTTCAAGTTTTTTCCATTGTCTGTTGTTCATATTCCCTCTAATCCCAATGGGACGATTGTGTACACACACTCAACACACTTATAAGCTTGTGGGTACGATTTACTTACTAGCAAATGGCGTAAGTGATTGATTTAATTGGTTCTCGCGGGAATCTCAATCCCGCAAGGTCGCTTTGTAACTTACTGATTATCCTTTCTTTTTTAGCTCTATTATATTTGAGTGGGACGATTTTGTGCTTATTCGGTCGGCTGCGTCACTCAATTTGTGGCTGGATAAATGGGCATATCTCAATACCATGTCATAACTTCGCCAGCCTCCCAGCTCCATTAATTCTTGCAAACTGGTTCCCGCTTGAACGTGCCAGGATGCCCAAGTGTGCCGCAAATCATGAAATCTAAAGTTTTCAATCCCGGCTTTCTTTATAGCGCGTTTCCAAGTATCATTATCAATATGGAAAGGTCGGCCAGCATAAGAGAAAACAAACTCTTGATGCTTTCCGATTTGCCCATGTAAAGCATCCAAAGCGTCCTGGTTAAGTGGGATGGCTATATCCCGCTTTCCCTTTGCTTCGTCTGCATGTATCCAAGCAATTTTGCGTTGCATATCGATTTGATCCCACCTTAACGACAACAAATTGGTTTTTCTCAATCCAGTTGCCAATGCTATTTTAACGACATTTTTAAGGTGGTCGGGCATACAAAGATGCAATTGATAGGCTTCTGCCTGGGTTATCCAACGAATGCGCTTAAGTGAAGATTTGCGGCGGCGAATATTAGGCGCTTTATCTATCCATTCCCATTCTTTGCAGGCCAGGTTTAAAACAGTTGATATAACGGATGCATAACGATTAACCCTGGCATTAGAAAGGTCTCGTTCGTCTTGCAAGTCATTTAAAGTATCATCAATAAATGTTCGTGTTAAATCGTCCAGGTTACAATTTTTCAGATAAGGGTCTAAAATTTTAAACATATAAATGTCGTGTTCTAGACTTTTTTTATGTGCTTTTTCCTTGACGAATTTTACAACTGATTCTTTCCAGGTGCGCTTCGGCTTATCCCCCAAGTTTTTCTCACGCCACAACTGGCGTTTTAATTCTGCCTCCTTTTGTTCGGCTTCTTCTTTGTCTGTAGTCCCAGCAGATTGTCGTATTCTGAGTCCGTTGACTTCAAATTTGATGTACCAATACGGTGAATTTTTGCGTTTGTAGATTGACATTTTTTGTCCTCTTTTACGCCATTTGTGGGTTTATAGTATCTGTTCCTTAAGTCTTCAACAAGGTCATCAATTATGAAACCCCAAGATTTTCCAACTTTAAAAGCTCTTAGCTGTCCACTTCTAGCCATCCGGTTAATGTGATCGACGCTACAATTGAGCATCTGAGCGACATCAGAAGCACTTGCTATCTGGCTTTGCATTGATTTCTACTCCTGTGAGTTGGCGCGTTTTCATCTCACTCACCTCCGCTTATCAAAGCGACGATTAAACATTATTAAGAATTTTGAATGATTCAAAGTTCTGTAATCACTGCTCATGCGTAAATAATACCTTTTTGATGAAATACCACTTCAATTTGCTTCATGGATTTTACAATAGCTTTAAGTCCATCGGACATTTTCAAGTATGCTCCCTTGTTCTGTATGCCTACCGCCTGGTATTGCTTTCCTTTAAAATTCACCAGGTCTTTTGGTTGTATTGCATATCGTTGTTTTCTAATGGAAGGAGAAAAACCTTTTCGGTTCTTCTGGATAGAACGGTTATTCTTACGTTTAAAGCTCACCATCCGCTCTAACTCTCTTTCCTGAAAAGACCCGCCCGCTATGACAAAAGCATCATTGCTATGACTTTTATCGATGTCATGTTGATAGCGATTTGCTTTAGTCACATAACCAAAAGTTTCTATCGCATCAGGAAACAACTTCAACAACTGAGAACGGATCACATTCATCGTAGTGGCAGACTTTAAACTTTTGTGCTTTGTAATATTCAGACTCAATTTTCCGTCATGCAGTGCCTTATGATGTTTTGAACACAATGTAATGAGATTTTCAGGTGCATCAGAACCACCTTGAGAGCGGTATTTAATGTGGTGAACCTCTAATGTAGAGGCACATCCTTTTTGCCCACACTGGCACTTATAGCCATCACGACTTAAGACATAAGCCTTTACATTCTCAAAACCATATTGAACGCCTTTCTGATATTGCTCATTCTTAATGTCAGGATTTTTTAGCTTATGGGTATCAAACGTACCCGTTTCGAATACCACCTTTGTTATTGGTAATAACATTTTTAACTGACGGATCAATTTTGCATGGGCATCCACTTTCCATTGAACAGAAGGTGCAAGCCTACCTTGTCTGGTGCTGGCTTTCCTGTTGAGAAAACGAGGCTGTCTATACCTCAATCGGTTTCTTCTGTTTCTACGGTACATTTTTCGCTCAGTCACCTTCTTGGAAATATCATTTCGCATAGAAGCCACCGCTGAAAAAACTTCCTTTGTTTCTGAAACAACACTCAAGCCAACTTCGTTATGCCCCGTGTCAACGCCCAGAGTTAAATCCTGTTTATAACCAGTTGAGCCGTATTTCAGTTGAATAGTAAAAGGTGAACGAGAAATAACTTTCGCTTTTCCTGCTCTAAGCAGTATTTTGGCTTTTCGGGGATAGCAAGGCATTAATGCTTCACCATGCTGATTAATAACAAAAACTCTCATTTTAAAACCTTAAATAGTTAATTAAAAACTAATCCTCTCACGAGGTTGATTCCCATCGCCAATGTTGTAATAGCTTGTCAGTCTTAGTACACCGAGTCGTTGAACTCTTTTAATACCAAGAAGCAGGGCAACGGACTTGGGAGGTATCCGAGGGTGCTATAACTAAAACAACGTAGTGCTCTAAGCACTTAGGCTAATCACCTATTACGATATTGCTACCGCTATCTCGAATCTCACGATTCAAGCCCCTGAGTCTTCAGCTCAGTGGGTAGTTGACCCATCGTTTTGTTTCTTTTTCTCCGCCTGGATTTAAAACAATGCGCTTTGGAAAGGTTGGCTTGCAAGCTATTCTTTGTCTAAAATTGCTCTCACCATATCCAAGGTAAGCCGCACATTGTCGCTCGTCCCATAATTCTTGATTGTCAGCAACTTTTGGTTTGGACAACAGGTTGACCAGGATATTAATGCCATCTATTAACTCATCTAGTTTTTCGTTTTCCATTATAAAACCTCAATTTTTTTCCAACATAAATTTTCTTTTTTCAGTTTTATCAGTCATAATTACTCCAAATTAAATTAACATAACAAGGGCATAAACTTTGCATCCTCATTAAAAGTCACCCATCCTGAGCTAAACTTGATAATTAACTGGTATCGTAATACGCTTATCCGTTGCATCAAGGGAATGGCCTTTAAACGATAATCACCTTTCTTAATGAATTGCTGCTGCTTAACATCGTTGGCAGCATCATTATTTTGTGGTAAAATAGGGTTGTCTTGTTTTTGTGCTGCCCTTGCCGGGGCAGTGCGTTTAATATTTCTCATATCAGCACCCCCCCTCTCTCAATGCTTCAAGTGAAGACCTAATAATTCGAGTGTTACGCTCGGATATTTTATAGGATTTGAGTTTACCCGCTTTAATTAAATTGCGAATCATGAGTTTTGAGACTTTCGCCTCTTTTGCGGCTTGCGCTACGGTTGGATCACTTGCTAAATCTGACATATAAGTTCCTCTGTGTGTATCATTAAAAGAAAAAAGTGGCCAAGGCCTGCTCGCAAGCTCCAAAACTTGATTTTTACTGGTGCATACAATCTAGGTAGTTTCATCACTCACCCACAATTTATAAATCTCAGTGTCCGGAATGGCCCATGCTTGAGCAGCTTCCTTAGACTCAAATATAGGCATAGCACCCACCATGCCGTCAGCGAACTTAAGAGGAACAGTTCGATTTATTCCCATGACTTCAACGGTTAAATCTTCTTTGAGTCTTGCGACTGCATAATATTCTTTACTCATCCCACCATCCTCATTCTGTCTATTACACTAATTAATATTTCTGCCTATCGCCAAAATTCCGGTGATAGACGGATTCTGTATATGTCACTGTTAGGCATATCAGTGCACAGTGTAGTTTTTGTGCACAATGCCTTTACTCTTATCCCCAACTACGCAGGGCTGCACCCACACCGAATTTCCGGTTGGTAGCTTGCGGATGTGGCCTCTACGCAAATGCACTCTTGGCGAAGCATGCGTTCCTGTCGGAGAAAGCCTTTGCTCTTCGCGCTCGCTAGTGTCAACATGAAGTGTCTTATATGTAAAAAGCGGCAACTTTCCTTTAGCCTTGCGCTTTCTGTTAATTAGTTTCTTTTCCTGAGACTCAATGATTTTTACATTAGAGCAATTTATTACTGCTATCGCTTTTACCATCAAATCAAGCGCTGCAACCGCGCCTATCTGCAATTCTTTGAATACTTCTTTGTGGTCGTGATGAAGAAGTAACTCATCCTTGTCCTGCGTGAACATTAAGCCCACCGGGAACAGCCCCTTCACGCCGGGAGTGTTTTCTGCTCGCGCCTTAACAAGCATCTGACCGCATACGCCATATTCTCCGTAATTCTCAAAAATTGCCCCATACCGCTTTCCATCCGAAGATACAGCCTCGAAATAAACTTTATCATAAGGCAGTCGCGGAACAGCCACCTTTGATTCCTTCATTTCAAAACCAGGCACATCGGTAAATTCGTCTCCAAGATCAAACTTTATTGCCTGAATAATGTCATCACGTAATAGAAGCATTTTCTCGGGGTCGCCCATTAGGGCGGCGTTACCTGCCAATAAATCCAAAGTGTTGTTTACATTCATAGTTCTTCCTCAAAATGCCTAACAAAAACTTGCACCCGATCCATTTAGTCGCTGCGCTCCCAAATGGCCGGGTGAGGTAACTCGTTATGTTTTTGGTACAGCATAATTTAAAAAATCTCTTAACTTTTCGGCAATCGACAAGTCCATTTCTTCAAAAAAGTTGTATTTTTTATCTCCGATGTAAAATACAATTCCGAAATCTTTTTGATTAAATATCTCAAAATCAATGCTTCCTTGATCTATCCATACCTCTTCTTCGAAAACGTGCTCATATATAGTTAACTTCTTAACTGTTGGATCGTGTTTCTGATTTTCATTCATAATTGATCTCAAAACATAATAAGTCATTTGTGTGTGACCTCGACGAAGGTGTACTCTTGGACTTGCATGAGTCCCACCATTATCTGTTTTTACCTTTTTGCCATTCTATTGATATGCTCTACAGTACATTTGCACATTTCAGCAACTTGCTCGGCAGTTATGAGTAAGTCAATCATTTTTCTCACCTTCCGTTCTCGCGTCCATCTCGCTAGCCTTTGACTTCTGCTGTTGTCTGATATTCAGGCATGTTGTTAATTTTTTCCGCCCAGGCATCAAGGGTTGATTTTTTATATCTCACATTGCGCCCAATCTTTACAAATTTAGGGGCTGGCATATCAAAAATTTCTCCGTATGTCCGAGCTTGCTTAAGAGTGTTGTACGGAATACCTGTATATTCAGATGTCTCATGCGTATCTAGTAAAATATCTGTTTTAAATGCATTTGGTTTCTTATCCATCATCCTGCCCTCTTCAATAATTTGTCATCAGCTCGACGATTAAAAACCCGATATAGCAAGTCCTGTTGTTTGGCTATGCTGACCAACCTGAAAATAGAGGTGCTAGGTTTAACATCTTCCATCACTAAACAAATAAACATTTTTACTCTATCCTTAAAAAATCCCCGGCTCTCACCGGGGTAAATGCCACTAGGGCGGGGGAGGTAGTTATTTAATTCTCAATGTGTTTTTAGACTTTTCAATATGGCAACCATTAATAATTCTTTCTTTTGCAGCTTTTAGTAATGCCTTTTTATCAATCTTTTCCACCACTTCGACATGCACAAAATCAGAGGGAATTGCCTTTTCATCGTCAATAATTATTCCATCTCGACCGGTCGCGTTAGTGACGGTATAAAGTTCAGTTTTAACTGATTTTTTATTCAGCTCCTGAACTGTGTCGAGTAGATACTGCTTAATGCCAGCAATCCGAGTATCACAGGACTTTTTTCTATCTCCTAGTCGTGCAATCTCATTGCTAATGGTTGCCTTGCTGCCTTCAATACTGTTAATTAGACGGCAAAGATTATCTACTTTTTCGTTGAGGTCTAAATTCAAATCATCGAGACTGTTTTTTATGGCTTCTTCAAGTGACTGCTCACCGTCAGTTTCCATGTTTTCGAGTTCGAGTATTTCATTTTTTATTTCAAACAGATTCACTTTGTTTCTCCTCCAGCCTCTTCTTATTTTTCTGATACTCTTTGGTTAACCCGTCCATTTCACCTTGGCCAATTTTTTTTGCCTCCCGGTAAAAATTACCGAACAACCCTTTAAGCTCACCTGGAGATTGGGCATTATTGAGGTGTGCAATTGAAGTTTTTAGCCATTCGTTAATCTGGTTTCGTTCTTCTTCTTTTGCGTTTTTTTCAGCCTGCTCTGTTTCAAGTTGCTCTTCCTTGGTTGGCGGCACTTCGGCAGTGTCATCAATTAAAAATAGGTTTGACAAGGCTTGTTTTTTAGCAAAGGAGGATGCTGAATTAGTGGTTTGTGGTGCACTCATACCTTTTTGTTCTAACGGGTCGCGTGCATAAGAGGAGCTTGTATAGGTTTTGTCACTGCAGGATAGGCTGGCTGTGGCTTTTATGTAGACAAAATTACCGCTAAACACGATATCATCGGTCACTGTAAGCACGGCATCAAACTTAATGAGCAATGGCTTGAGAGCTGTTAAAATGTCCTCACTAGAGCGGTATGAATATTTACCAAAGGCGTTATAGTGACTCTTTGTCACAACTAGCTCTCTTTGTATATCAATTAAACAACTCATGCCGCTTTCTCCGTTTTCTGGCCAACCTTATAAATAATGCCTTGGATTTCATTTAGGGCATTTTCCATTTTGGATGCATAATTTTTACTATTGTTAGCAATGTAAAGCTGAAATACCGTGTTATGGGTGCTACCCTTAAGGTATTTTTCATCGATATTGACATAAACATCTGTCATTTGAACGTGTCCAGATGAATTGACAAAAATGTCAACCCCACGAGGTAATAATGGAGACTGTGATAAGTCCCATATCTTTTGTAAATTTACATTCATGCTGCATTCTCCCATTTGTCAGATTCACGGTCATACTCCGCTTCACGTTTTTCCGCTTCTACTGCTTCCCAGGCTAGTTCGTTGATTCGTTCCAATTCGCCAGCAGATTCAAATAAGTCAAACTTATCCACATCTGGGTAAGCATCGATAAAGATTTCCTCAACCTCGATGCTTGCCTTTTCTGGTGGGCTTTCCAAATCGCCAGGGTAAGCTTTAGTTGTCCAGGCATTGATGATTAATGGCGTACCATCTAGCACTATATTGATTGCCTGGTTCATTTGTTTATCGCCTCTATCAAGCTTTTCTCTCTCAAGTTATGCCAAGTGGCAAAAACTTTGAAGCCGTGAAATTCAACTTCAATCCCGTTGCGTATCAAGCCCCATAATTCACTAAACAGAATATGGTGGCCTAGCTTTACTGTGTTCATGGTCTGACCTCCTATGCTATCTAAGCACACTCTCTGAATGCGCTTAGATAGTGCTTGCCCTAGTTACAGCTAGGGACTAATCATCTCGTGATTTCTCCGGCTTAATCCCGCCTGTGCAAATTTAGGAACGGCATATTAAGCTGCCAGTGTTATTACTCACACCGCTGGCTGGTGAGTGGTGCGGGAAATAAGTGAAACCGCACCAATGGTATTAGTTTGTTTTATTATGCTGCCTCTTTCAGTTCAGCATATAGCGACAATGCAGCCTTTCTGTTCTCACGAGTCATTCCTGCACCAATTAAAACCGCATTTCTAGTTTGTAAGTCATTCAACAATTGAATTTCAGATGCATTTAATGACTCTCTATCTAGCTTTTTAAACTCGCCAGTCATGGCCCAGTTAACGAGGTTGGCTTCATTGATGTAATTAAACTTTCCCGTGGTTTTGCCTTGAATCTCTCTGGCATCGTGTAGGGTGGCACTCATAACCTTGTATTCGATGGAGGATTGCAATCTATCTTTGATCCAGGCTTCCATATTTGAAAATTGTTTAACAAGCGCCTTCTTAAATGCCACCGTTTGAATATTGTTTCGCATCAAAGTAATAAGAAACATTGCTTGGTCACGATTAAGCATGAATTGCTTTTGCTTCTGCCCTGACTCTAAAGGTACGTTTTGAAATCGCACCTTTCCAAAATCTTCCAAATCAGATTTATATTGCTTGATTAATTTTAAGGATGAATCTTGAGTCACCTTCATACCTGTTGAAATTGCAACATGACTACACACTGCTTCTTTCTTCGAGTTGATAAATACTAAATCCTTCACTTTATTTACCTGTTTTATGCTGATGTAATAATAATAGCAATGCTGTTTTATAAAGTCAATAGCAATGCTGATATTAATTTGCATTATTTTTACTGTTATTTTCTTGTAGAACTTTTCCTACAAAATGGTCTAGAATTAGATCTTTATTAAAATTGAGAAACTATGTCAAACATAGACTTTGAAGGGTTATGCATGAATATGCCGGGGCATCTAGTGATTATCGACAAGCATAAAAATGTTAAATATGCGAATCGAAAATTTTTAGACTTGTTTGAAATTGAAGGGGCCATAGGTAAAAAATGCAAACCTCAATCCGAGGGGGGAGATTTCGATTTTTATAAGCTGTCAGCCGGGTGTCAACCCCATATCGACAGTTTGCTAAATGGAGATAAGCAGAGTTTCAATAATATAATTGTCAGACTTTGTATCAACAACCAAATCCATGAGTTCATTTTCTCAGGGGCCAGAACCAACAAGAAAAACAACTGGTGGACAGGTCAAGTTATGATTTTATTCTGCCTGATTGGCATTAATGAAAAAATAACCTGTAAAGAGTATCTTTCGATCACAGAACACTTAACTCTACATGAAGTTAACATCCTTAACCTCATCTCAAAAAACTACACTAATCAGCAAATTAGCAGTCATTTAGATGTTAAATTGAAAGCTATTGAGTACCAAATCAAAAAAATTGCAAAAAAATTAAATTGCAAAAGCCGCAAAAGCCTAATCACGATTTGGGGCAGGGCGCAACTCACAGAGCCTACAACCCCTGATTTTTAGGGTAAAACCCGAAAATTTCACCATTTGCACTGCGATAAATAATTTGATACGGTAATTAATCAAGCTATAAATATAGATATTTAGGTGTACACCCATCTGAGGGGGGGGGGAGAAAATGGAACAAATTAAATATATAGCCAATCAAGCCTATGCAGGTTTTACAGAAGTTAAAAATCAAGAAATTCTTGTTGCAAGACCTATAGCTGAAAAAATAAAAAGATATTACAAGCTTAAAGGTAGAAGGGGGGTGGATAAAAGGAATTTCAAGCTATTGGTCAACAAAAAGCCAATCAACGAAGCGGAGGAAATTTTATCCTTGCTTGATGATATTTTTCAGATGGAGGACGGGGACGAACGGGATTTTGCTATTATGGATGCGAACGCTCAGATTTTGCGCTATCGAGTGAGAATCAATCCAAGGTATAGACAGGAGTATTTAACTCCAGCTCAGGAAGCTATTTAACCTCTTATTTTTTATCCATTCCAAAATGCTGCCGAAGTCTGGCCATCTCGTCGGCATCAGGTGGATTTTTCATCTGCTTTCGGTACAGATTCATAATAAATCTATCTCTTTTTTCTGGTGTATAGCTAGCTCTTTTGGCCTTAGTCCATTGACTATACGATAACTCATAAGATTCAATGGCCACCTGATATATTTCTGCATTAATTAAATTCTCTTTGGCTTTGGCCTCAAAATAAGCACCTATAAATTCCATATCATCAGAATTTGGTGAATATCCAGTTTTTTGGATTAATTCATCCATTTTTTTGTGATACCACTTAGTTACCACCCCCGATCCAGATGTGGTTGCAGTCGAGGCGACCGCTGCACTGCCTTCAATCTGAATGCCATCAAACGCCGGGTCAAAATCATTGATTTCAATTTCTAAAAGTCGAGAAAACTTAATTTTAGCGTCAGTATTTAAGGGAACCTCACCATTCAGATATTGACCTACAGCTCCTTGAGACTTCCACCCCATTACATGCGCTGCTGTCAACTGACTAAGCCCGAGTTCTTTTTTCTTAGTATTGAAAATCTTTTTCAGATTTCCTGCAACTGTTTTTTCTTCTGCTGTTAATTGTCTTCTTTTCATTTCTGAATATTATCATCGACATTATTATTAACAACTAGCAATGCGAATAAAAGCTTGACTTTAGTAACAGCAGTGCTATTATTGTAAGTATGAACATAAAAGACTACTTAGAAAAACATGACGTTACACAGGGCGTGCTAGCATTAAAAATTAATGTTACGCCGGGCTTTATTAGTCAATTAGTGCTTAAAAAAAGACCGATACCAGCAGAACTGGCAATTTCACTTGAGAAAGCCACTAATGGAGAGGTAACGTGCGAAGAATCACGTCCCGATATTGACTGGGCCTACCTTCGCAATGCTAACGCCGCATAATGGCACAAAAAAGCCGCAATGAGGCTTCCACCTCAGCGGCCATTGTAAATTTAAGCTTGAATCAATCCGCCAAGATTCAGAATTCAGGCTTTCAGAACTAACATGCTGTATATAGTAGAGCAATAAAGCAGCATGTAACATGGTATATATTTACCAAAATGGTGATAGCTATGAATTTGCATGTTGAAGTTAAACGTGGGTATTTCAGCCCAAAAGAAACTAAGGTCATGGAGCTATTAGCTCAAGGCCTTATGCGTAGTGCAATCGCCGCTATTCTTCATCGTTCGATTAATACCATCAACAAGCAAATCTCATCTATAGAACATAAGTTGCACGCCCAAAATGCAACCCATGCCGTATCTATTGCTGTTGCTAAAAAAATAGTTGACATCACAGAAAAAACAGGTGCTCTGACTCTTGTTTTTTTTCTAGTGTTCAACTTGCTGACAAATGCAATGGATGATGATTACAGGCTAAGAAACACACGCGGGCGCAATGAATCAACCGAAATGACAGAGTATTTGGATTGAAAGATATGTTTTTTGGGGTGGGGATTTTTTTAATCTATGGCTTTAGCTTGCTATTTGTCGGTGCTTTTATGCTCGGCCTTATGGCTTTCAGTACCGTGTTTTTTCTGCCAATGGAAATTTACAGAGAGATAAAAAAGCGTTACGAATTACGACAGAGTTAGCCCAATAGGGCAAGCCCGTTAACTATTATGCCCCCTCCACGATAGTTAGCGGAGTTTTAGCACTGTCAGGTTATATCCTTTTCCTGGCGGTGCTGTTTTTAAATTTAAAAAGCATCTTTGCGAGGGTGTTTTTTAAATAGATTTAACCTTCAATATTTATCGGGATTGCTGAACGTTCGGTATTGATTGTATTGCCCAAGAAGTAAGTATGGGGCAGGGCTAGGAGTTGCAACAAATGTTGTGTGAGTCGGCCTGCTAAGACCGCGTAAACGGTGAGACTCAAAGGACACGTTTTACTGAATGGTGTCTGCTTGGAGGGGCTAGAAATAGCCTAAATTTCAAGGCTGAAAACTATTTACCCGCAAGAAGCTTATACATGGGTATAGGTTGCGTGGGTAAGGGAGTTTATGGCTTAAAGTTTCTTAAAACAACCTTTTCCAAGATTGGATTAAGTTTTAAAGAACTAAGTAAGTTAAGTATTAAACAGAAATATTAAGTTAGATATATACGCACATGCGCGAGGCTGAGAAAGGCAGCTAAGAATATTCAATCCTCTTGGCAGGGGATTTTAAAAGGTGCTGAAAAGTGGGAACGGTCGGCAAACTGAAACCCACCTTTCAGCGAGGCAATAAAAAAGCCAGCGTCAAAGGGAACGCAATCCCTAGCTGGCTTAAATATCACTAGAGGTATTTTAACATGAAACTTAGAGAATATCAGCAGGATTCGATTGACAACCTAAGAGGCGGCTTAAAAGCTGGCCATATGCGTCAATTGTTAATGCTTGTGACAGGCGGGGGAAAGACTGTTATTGCTGGCACAATGATTAAGAATGCCATGCTTAAAAACAAGCGGGTATGGTTTATCGTGGATAACTTGGAATTAGTGCAACAGGCGTTAGATACGTTTGATCAATTCGGCTTGGAAGTGGGCGTTATTCAGGGGATCCATGAAAGGACGGATTATAGAAAGCCAGTACAGATCATTACCGCGCAAACTTTAACAAAGCGGTGGGCAATATTTGATCAAAACCCACAATGGAAGCCTGACTTAATTTTCATTGATGAGGGTCATGTACAGTATAAGGCCCATAAAGAAATAGTTTTATCTATGGCAAAGGTGCCTGTAGTTGGGTTATCAGCAACACCATTCAGCAAGGGACTCGGTAAATTATACGATCATTTAGTGGTAGGCGCAGACATTAAAGCATTAACTGACTTAGGCTATTTAACGCCTACAAAAATTTATGCGCCTTTCACTCCAGATTTAAAAGGCGTGAAAACCTCAATGGGTGACTGGCAAGAGTCAGGACTTGAAGAAAAAATGAATAACAACGAAATCACAGCAGATATTGTATCAACGTGGTTTAAGTTAGGCCAGCAAAGACAAACTATCGTATTTTGTGTCAATGTGGCCCATTCAAAGCATATTTACCGAGAATTTCAAGCAAAAGGTGTATCGGTTGCCCATATTGACGGATACATGGATAAAGACGAAAGAAAAGAACTAATAGCACAATACAAAGCTGGATTAATTACGGTATTAACATGCGTTACCACTCTCACTAAAGGGTTTGACGCGCCTAATACGGGCTGCCTAGTGATAGCTAGACCAACTAAAAGCTTAATGCTTCACTATCAGTGCATAGGAAGGGGCTTGCGTATAGCTGAAGGTAAAGAAAACTGCATTATTCTTGATCACAGCGGCAATATTCAGCGCAACGGTTTTCCAGACGATATTTTACCCACTGAACTATGTAATGGCGAAAAAAGAGAAAAGCCACTCGATCGTAAAAAGCGCGAGAAGAAGGATCCCCTTCCCGAAGTCTGCACAGGCCCAGGGTGTAAAACATTAAAGCCTGCCGGTATCCATAAATGCCCTGAATGTGGTTTTGCCCCCGAAAAACAAAGCACCGTTGAAGTTATCGAAGGCGAATTAAAAGAATTAAAGAAAGCCAATCAAAAACGCAATAAAAATACTTCATGGGATGAAAAGATTAACTTTATTGGCGGCTTGAAGCAACATGCACGAAATAAGGGGTATTCAGAGGGGTGGGTCGCTCACAAATATAAAGACAGGTTTTCAGTATGGCCGAATGACCCCCGAGTAAAAGGCGCACCTGCTATAGAAATATCCCAGGAAGTTAAGAGCTATCTAACCAGTCAAAATATCCGTAACGCCAAGAAGAGGGCTGCATAATGAAAACTGTACACGCAGCTCGCGGACATTGGAAATCAATTCATAAAACATTTATTGAGGAAAGATATCTCGTCAACAAGCACGGGCCTTGCCCTATTTGTGAAGGTAAAGACCGCTTCCGGTATGACAATAAAGACGGGAACGGCACCTCAATTTGTAATAACTGCGGGTCAATGGATGGTATTGGTTTGCTAATGAGAGTGACCGGCTGGGATTTCAAAGAAGCTGCCCATGAAATTGATAACTTGCTAGGAAATAACAAATTGCCCAAGGATGAAATTAAACCAGCACCAGACAAAACAAAATTACTTAGCTTTATCAGCTCAAAATTAGTTCCTGTTGTTCCAGATGACAACATTGACAAATACCTCAAAAGCAGGGGAATTAATGAATACGACCCTCGCTATTTTAGGAAGCTCCAAGATTTCCAGTATCGAGATCAAGGTGAAATCCTCGGTAGTGCTGATTGTATGGTAGCTGTTATCACTGATAGCAATAATCAACGCATTGGATACCACTGCACCTACATCAAAAATGGCATAAAAGCTGAATTTGTTAGCCCAAAAAAGATATTTGGGAATATGGGCGGCGGGTGTATTCGGTTGGGACAACCTAAAAACGGTGTCCTGGCGATTGCCGAAGGGATTGAAACAGCCTTAGCCGTCACACAATACAACGGCTGGACTTGCTGGGCCGCGATCAACTCGGGAAATATGGAAAAATTCATACCTCCCAAAGATATCACCACTTCGATTGTTGTTGCTGACAACGATAAAAGCTACACAGGACAAGCATCAGCTTACATTTTGGCAAAGAAAATAAAAGCAAAAGGGCTGAATGTTTGGGTAGAAATGCCACAAGACAAAGGTGATGACTATCTTGATTGGGTGCTGAAACAGTGAGTGAATTTAATCAGCGTAAAAAAGCATTTTTTACTCATTTAAAAACAAGCCACAAAGATTTTGCTGAATTTTTGGTATTAGTCGGCAAGGAATTTGGACAACCTGAATCAGTCGAATGGGTAGAGAAAAACAAGGCATGGCGGTTTGATAACAAGAAGCAAACAGTGATCGAGATTAATCGAATTTGAGTGGAGGAAGTTGTGAATTTAACAAGTACAAATACGAAAGCCTCAGTACGAGATTTATGGGAAACACCAGCTTGGTTAGTTAAGCAAGTGTCCAAGATTCTAAATGTTCAATTTGTCCTGGATCCTTGTTGCACCGAGAAAAACAAAAAAGCCGGTTGCTTTTTCACTCCAGAGGTAAACGGTCTTGCAATGGACTGGGCAGCTGATCTTGATTGTTGGATGGATGGAGGTCGCTTTATTTCTAGTCCAGCAGCATTCGTAAACCCTCCATTTTCACAGCTAGACGAATGGATCCAGAAGGTAATCGAGGAATCGCAGAAGGGCTTAACAATTGCGCTAGTTCATCCCGATACACCGGACACCGCATGGTATCAGAAAATTGAAGACAATTGCTTATTGCAGCTCGTGCCAACTAGCCGGGTGAATTTTGTGGATCCCGAGACAGGTCTGGAAAAATCAGGCGTGAATTTCCCCAGTTGCATTTCGGTATTCAATGGATTCCCCAGAACCAATGTTCAGCGCGTGAGATTTCAACTTAACAAGCCAAGTCGAGTGAAAGCAGCATGAAAACAATAAATTACAACCAAACACTAGATAAGACCGATTTTGGCTCTAATGACCAACCGGATTTGTTTGCAACTTGTGATAGCGGGATGTGTTTTACATGAAAACCATAATAACCATCAATCTATTAATCGGCCCCGCACCTTGGGGAGTATTCGCCATTGTTTTGGGGTGTTTGTGATGACCGAATTAGAAACATTAGACGAAGTATACAACTTGGTATGTAAGGGCGTTTTTATCGCAACTATCGCAGTAATCGGGATAGGCGCATGGTTGATTTTATAAGTCTGTTCACAACAGAGAATCTGCATCTAGCGTGCTGGTTCATCATCTGGCCTGTGACGGCGTTTAGCGTGGTAGGAATATATTTTATAGTGAATGAAATTAAATTTAAGCGGGGGGGTAAAAATGATTGAAGAAACACCAGGATATATAGGATTTTACAAAGGCCTACATTACAAAGTTGGCATACACAGCAAGGTTTTAACTGGGATTGTGGCGAGTGGGTAAGAAGTGATTTTACCCAAGCAGAATTAAATGAATTAATGAAAAACGGGAAACAGCATAATGACTAAAAGAATAATGGCGAAAGTAGAAACTTACGAAAAAGACGGTCAAACAAAAGGAAAATATGTTGAGGTTGGGGTGATTCTCAGCAATCAAAATGGCGAGTATGCACTGCTAGATCCAACAGTTAACTTATCCGGTGTGCTACAGAAACAAAACATGCTGAACAGCAAAGCAGGCCAGCCAATGCGCGATATGGTGATGGTGAGTATTTTTGAACAGCAACAACAACAACCGCAACAACAGGCGCCACAGCAACCACAGCAACAACAGCAACAGCAACAGCAATCAGACTTTAATTCGGATATACCGTTTTAGTTATGTTCAGAACAGTCCTAAATAACATCCAGGCAGTTGATGAGCTTATATCAAAACTAAGCCTCGTCAAGCCTGGCAGTAATCAGCCAATTTATCAGGCTGAGATTAAAGAGTACAAAAAAAACCGCAGCAAGAGTCAGAACGCCTTAATGCATATGTGGTTCACAGTGATTGCCAAAGAGTATTTTTTGACTCAGGGAAAAGCATACTCCCCTGAGGTCTGGAAAGAGTTTTTCAAAGAGCAGTACTTAGGTCAGGAAGTGATTGAAATGCCAAACGGCAAATTAAAAGTCAGGAATAAGCGTACCAGGGACTTAAAAGTATCTGAAATGGCGGCTTTCCTAAGCGATATCGACATGCACGCTGGCTCTGAGTTTGAGATTCAATTACCCAGGCCCGAGGATATTTATTGGGAAGCAATGGGGATTAAGAAATGAGCTATCAAAAAAATATTCCAGAACGCGACAAAAAGCGCCTACAGAACGCTAAAAACTGCCCAATTTGCCAACATTGCAATCAACATAGTGAAACGATAGTAGCAGCGCATTATCAAGGCAAGGGCCAAGAAAAACTAGGCAAGGCGACAAGGCAGAAGCCCAGTGATTTAGCGGTAGCTTATATCTGTCAGTACTGCCATGACGCTTTTGATTTGCGGAACAATGAATTTAAAAATGCCGGACCATTTGAACGGGAATATTATTTTCTGATGGCCATTAAACAAACTGATAGGTGGATAGCGAACAATGGATAATTTTGAACAATGGGCCTTTCCTTTTCAGCCAGCAATTATTAGCCCGTTGTCGGTGCCTGTTTCGGGCAGAAAGAAATTCATTCTTAATCTGAACAACTACCGGAATGCCAACCATTTCACTCTGAATACAGCCAAAGTGAATTACAAGGCGATAGTGTCAGAGCAGATTAGACAACTAGACCCTTGGAACAAAATCAAAGTTAAGTATGTCCTGTACCCGAAAACACATCGAAGAACCGATATAGGCAACGTGACCGCGGTGCACAAGAAATTTATTGAGGATGCTTTAACCGATTTAAAAATCATTCCTGATGACAATTACAAGCACGTTGTAGCCAGCAGTGAGGAATTTGGAAATGTTGATAAGAGTAATGGCCGGGTAGAAATATTTATTTTGGGGGTGGAATGATGGGTAGATTACATCAATTAATCAAAGTGGTTGGAGTAGGGCGAATAACCCGAGAGCAACTATACGACATGGTAGAGGCTGAAAACAAAATAACTTACATATCGTACATGAACGCGTTAAGAAAATATTTAAACGGTGGTAATGAAATTAGCATGGCCTCAGCGGAAAAAATAATAACTAAAAATGACAGCAGAAAAGACAACATAAAAACTAACCCTTTACCCGCAATAACTCCAATTGCTAAAAAACTAACCAGCGGCATGAGTGCGAGGTTTTATGGACATTGAACAACAAGCCCAAATAGCGAGAAATAGCGGCGTATGCCAGACCGAAAACTTTGATGTCAGTCAGGGACGGGATGAGTATTGTACTGAATGTCAGCGTGTGGTTGATATGCCGAATAATTCAAACCTGTGCCGTAAATGTTTTGAGAGGATAGTTGAGGGATGAAGGATATAGTTGTTAGTCTTTTTGATTACACGGGAATAATGGTTAAGCCCTGGCTTGATGCTGGCTATGAATGCTGGATAGTTGACGAACAACACCCCTCGGCCTATGACTCCAATGGAATCACCGAAGAAGGGGGGGTAATTAAAGTGAATGCTGATTTATCTCGCCCTTTTTTACCGCCGTTTGATAAAAATAGAATTGCCTTTGTCTCAGCGTTTCCACCTTGCGACCACCTAGCCGTATCTGGTGCGCGATGGTTTAAGGGGAAAGGGTTAAGAAAATTGCAGGAAAGCATTGCCATGTTTGCGACAGCAGCGGAGTTCTGCGAATGGAGCGGAGCACCATACTTTATAGAAAATCCGGTCAGCAATATAGCTAGTCATTGGCGCAAGTCGGATTATACATTTAGTCCTGATGAGTTCACTGAGTATTGTTCTGACGATAATTACACCAAGAAAACCTGCCTGTGGGTGGGCGGTGGTTTTGTAATGCCGGACAAACATAAAAATCACGCGCTGGGAAACCCTGACGACAGAATACACAAATGTCCTCCCGGCGATGATAGAAAAAATATTCGTAGTGCAACACCAAGAGGTTTTGCTAATGCGGTATTTTTTGCCAATTCACAAGAATTAAAAATTGCAGTGTAAGCAGCACCCCATGAGGGGCACCTAACACTTCTTCGTTAGTGGTAAATGAATAATAGAAGAAAAAGCTTGACAGTTACGCGTAACTGTGTAATAATACTTACATGGACTGAGGGAAAGGCCCAAAGCCAAAAAAGTGAGGATTAAGACAATGAGAACACAAGGAGATTTTTCGTTAATATTTGAAGCAGCAGCAGAGCATACAGAAGAAGAGATTGATACAACTCCTCATGATGCCGTAGTAAGAAAAGAGGGTGACATATGGATGATTGAATCAAGTATTGAGCCTGCAAGCGATAATTGCACCCTGGAAGTGACTCTCGAGGTGTTCCAGGAGCACTGGCAGTTAATGATAGGTGATGGGAGCACTCCCACTGAGCGCGACATATTAGACTTTGAAGATACACACTCAGATTGCTGCGAGTGAAATCAAAATGGCTCAGTCTAACAAAGAAAAACAAGCAGCTCTACGGAAACGTAGGGCTGATGCTGGACAAAAAGAAATGCGTGGTATTTATGTTACAGATGCGGAAGAGAAAACATTAAAGCCCAAAATCCGCGAAATGTTAAAGAAAATGCGCAAACAATGCCCAGATTGCGGCTATTGGATGACAAGACTAGCCAGCAAGGGTTATTGGCTGTGCTCGTGTGGGTGTGAGGTGGAAATTGAATCTGCCCGATAAATCCCGCAGCAAGAAAAGCATAATACGGGACAACGAGGCCATGCTTAAGATGCTACATGCATTAGTTGAGTCAGGCGAACATAAAAGCAAAGAACTGGCAAAGAAAGACAAAGAATATGATTTGCTATTAGCTAAAAATATCGAATTAGTGATGGAAAGAGAAAACTATTTAAATCAATTGGTTAGTTAACTTCGTTCACGGGCGGGTAATAGGTGAAAAATGGAACCCATACGCAACATATTAAATCAAGAAGAACTTTTAAAGTTGTCAGAATTAAATGGACGCTATACGAAAGCGTTGGAACTTAGGAGGGCAGGAAGTACGCTTAAAAAGATTGGGGAATATCTCAATGTTGGCCCAGAGCGTGCCAGGCAAATGGTCGGCAAGGCAGAAAGGCATCTAAAGCATCCATTAAAACATCCATCAAGAAAATGGCCTGAAATTTCAGCTCGTTCGTTACACTGGTTGTTGCAAAATGGGCATGACAGTAAAGGTAAAATCATAGATGCAGTCAAAAGCGGTCAGTTACACCCATTTTCAAAACAGTCGTCAGGCTATGGATGGAAGACACATAAGGAGGTTTGCACATGGCTTGGAATAAAGTTTGAAAAGATCGAAAGAGTAAGGCCAATCAAAGATAAAACAATAAATCAATATATAGCAATTCTGGAGAAGCGCGGCTTCAAGGTGTATAGGCCGTCATGTTAAGCATTAAAAACAATTTCAAGCAGATAAGTCGAGAGCTTAAGCAGTCAGCGACAAAAGTTGAACGAGCCACAACGATGGCAATCAATAAGGTCGGCTTTGATGTTAGGCAAAAACTGATTGATGATATGGATAAATATATAGACAGGCCCACGCCATTCACCAAAAGAGCTTGGATATTAAAACAGGGTAGAGGTAAAGCCACGGTAATACTCAAGGATATTCAGGCTAGCTATCTAGGCTGGGCAATATTCGGCGGCACTGCGCATTCAACAACGAGAAAGCTAACCACGCCGACCAAAAGAGCAAGACTGAATCGCTATGGCAATGTAGCCAGTAAGCGTACAAAAGGACTAGTCAGAGGCAAAAAACAATTCATAGCAACCATTAGCGGTGTAACTGGTGTCTGGCAAGAGGTGGGCACTAAATCAAATCCCAGCGTTAGTTTGCTGCATGTTATTGGGAATAAGAAAAAATACAAGAAAAGTTATCCAGTATTTAAGATTGCAGAGAAAGAAATTAAAAAACAATATCCGATTAAATTAGCGCGGGCATATGAAAAGGTTTTCGGTTAAATGTCAACTGTGTATTAATTATGCCATATTTAATACACAACTATTTTGAGGTATGCATGATAAGTAAGGAAATGTTAGACCATGAATTACATCATTGGGCCGG